GAACACGTCTCCAATCTGGAAAGTGCTTATTAATAAGTTCTACCAGGACCTTGTTATCATATTTAACACCTTCTGTATCCAGGATTTCTTGGATACGTTTGAAGAATGAGGCTGCAAGTCCCTGTCGATCTTTTCCCTTAATGGAGAATTCGACGACCGTTGTGCGGGAATGAAGTGGTTCGAGAATTTTGTTTTTGAAGTTGCAGGTAAAGATGAATCTGCAGTTGCCACTAAACTCCTCAATAAACGCCCGTAGGAGGAGTTGTACATCGTTGGTTGTGTTATCTGCCTCATCAATGATGATGACTTTGTGTTTTGCAGTTGAAGAAAGCGAGACGGTCGAAGCGAAATTCTTCGCAGTATTTCTGACGGTATCGAGGAATCGTCCTTCATCGGATCCATTGATGACATAAAAATCTACTCCTAGTTCATTGCAGAGTGCCTTTGCTACCGTAGTCTTTCCACACCCAGCAGGACCTGCAAGGAGCATATTTGGTATCTCACCTTTATCTAGGAAGTCTTGAAAAGTCTTCTTAATATTTGGTGGTAAAATACATTCTTCAATAGTCTTGGGTCTGTATTTTTCAACCCAGAGAAATTCATTACGCATCTTCTATTTTCACCAAGGTAAACGAACCATCATCATTAGGGTTCCATTCTAGCATATCACCCTCCATCCATCCAAGTTCTTCCATAAGTTCATCGGGGAAGGTTAGAATCCCATTTTCATCAACTGTTAAAGTAGTTTTCATTTTACCGGCAATTGGAAAAATTGTTAGAGGTCGATCAAATTCATTAGACACAATATCAGTTGCCTTCAATTGTTCTTTCATATATTCTGCACCGATTTTAGGCATAGCGATATCACCACAAGTAAAGATATCACACACTGCCATACCATTTTCAGGCCAAGTGTGAATACTAATATGACTCTCAGATATCATAGCAAATCCAGTTACACCTTGAGGTTCAAATTTATGGACATTTAAGTCCAGAAGATTTGCTTTGCATTCTTTAACTGTTTTATATAAGAGCATACGAATAAACTCCATATCATCTAGCAGTTCAAATGGACATCCTTTCAAAGTGAAAAGAATATGTTTCATCATTAGATCCAGTTAGGTTTACGATGTGGAAGACGAAGATAATTGTCTTTTACCCATGGTTTAGATGCAATATACATCTTATATTTGTCAAAGATGGATATTGAAGAATCTAACTTGAATTCATCAGGTCCAGCAAAAACAAACGGTGTTGTATCCTTTCCACTGCGACCTTGTGGATCTGCAGTAGGAAGTATCTCCTTTGCTGCTAGAAGCGTCTTCTGGCAGGTGTGGACCTTACCATAACGAGCAGTGTACTCATCACACATGGCAAGTCCATGAGCAAGCAACCATTGCCAGTTAGTCACAAACTCATTTGCCCAGATAGTACAGGGATGATTACGAAAAGCACCCTTCTCAGTAGCATAGGGAGTACCGTCTGCTCTAGGAAGAGTGCCGAAGTTATGTCCCCATTTGTCAGAGCATACAATAGCAAGCATCTGACAGGTCTCTAGAGGCATCTTAACGATGTGCTTATCAGGAAGGACTTGTGCTGACTTCCAAGGACTGGGAGAGGTCACAAAGATATTCATAATCTAATTAAAATTGGAGTTTAATATTACTCTAGTATTATGATTTGCAGGAACATGTCCAGTGTGGATATATGCTCCATCAAATATCAAAAGTCTATTTGCTTTTGGTTCAATCTCCTTTTGTACAGTTAACTTACTCTGATCAATGTTAGTATCGCCATCAAATTTTTCATTGTAAATGACTGTATTTCCATCAGAGTCATTTAAGTAAAAAATTGTGGCAATATGTGGATTAGGATTATCAATGTGAGGATCACATTTCCTACCACCAGGAGTATAAAATGTCATGTCTAATCTTGACCTAAGGACATTTTGACATCCAGTCATATTTTGCATCTGAAGAATTAGGTCAGTAAGAAGTCCTGCAGAATAGTTGTCACAAAAAATATTTGGTTGCTCAACTACCCAACAATTAAATCCATGCTTTCCAAGGCCCTTTGTTTCAAATACCCCTGCAGTAATATTGGGTTGATAATACCATGCCTGATTAAATCCTAAGCAAGCATGTTTAATCAAGTCAAAATATCCTTCAGGGACAAAATTATCAACTACATCAATCATACTGCTGCAGCAAATGTTGAATCTGGTTCAAGAGCAATGTAGTAAGTCAGGTCATGACTTGTACTAGTGAATCGTGAAAGAAGTTTTTGAGAAACAACTACGTCATAAGTTCCAGGAAGAACTTTAATATTCTCAACTTTAAAGTTAAAAGAAAACTCAGCATCAGTTTCTCCAACCACAATAGCAAAGTCATTGGAAGTGTCATTCTTCTTGTCGCGAACAACAAGTTTGACAACACCATTCTCACCAACTGCAGAAAGATCTGGAAGTTGATAAACTGCTGCTGCTTTAAGTAGTGAGTTTAATTGTTCTGTACTCAACTCAAAGCAAACATCTTCACTGGGAAGAGTAATCTCTTTATCAGGAGGAGTGACAATAACGTTAGGATCGGCAAAGAAATACTTAGATCTCATTTTACCTTCACGAATAACAACATATCCAGTATTACCAAAATCAAGTTCGGGGCTTTGATGAAGACTCATACCGTTAAGGAACTGATTGAGATCATAGACACCAAAGTCTCTCATAAACTCTTCACTAATAGTTGCTTCTGCAAGAATGTTCTTCATTACACTGATGGTACGAAGTTTGTTTCCTTTCTTGAAAAGAATAGATTGATTAATAGATGAGAAGTTCTTGAGAACTGAAATAGTTTTATCGGATAGTTTCATAATTGGGGGTTTCAGTTTCATCTCACTGAGGATAGGTTTCACGTTTTGCATTTTTATCATTAAAATGCATTAGAAGAACAGCATAGTGCAGAATCTTCATAATGTCACGACGGGCAGTACCCTTCTTATCATATCGTGACGCATACTTGAGGATGTTGCTGCGACAAAACGCCTCACCATCACCACAAGCTTCAATAAGATCAAGAGTTTGAATCTTATCATCACCAGCAGAATAATGCTGATCATATGTTCGGGTAATGTAATCTTTCAATTCTTTGATGATTACATCTTCACTATACCTTTGCCTACTATTAGAAGTTGAACTAGAATTAGGAACTTCTGTAGTATGAGAACCACTAAAGACAATAGTATCTGGAGATTCAGTGCCGGAAGCACTCACAGCACTGAATCCAGCATCTTCATAATAATCTTGATTGGACATATTTAATTCATCAAATAGAAAGGACCATGAGTTACTCATATTATATCAAAAGGGAACCTCTGTGTCAATTGGCATTACAAAGTCAGCATCAACCTTGTCGTAGAGTTCCAGGAATGCTTGCTTAGTTTCATCATCAAAACGATTTACACAAACCTGAATTGCCTTTGCCTTATCACTAAAGATGCTGTATGCACGAACAATATGAACTAGACGACGGGTGCTAATAATCTCTTCAATACCACCATCATAGAAAGTCTTACGGATGATGTCAGCCCAGTCACAGAGACGCTTACAGAAATCTGTATCACTACAGAGTGCCATAAGGATCTTCTGTTCTACTGCAGAGGCAGGATAGGACTGCTCGAAGGTTACAGGGAATCGTTCCAGGAATGCCTCGTTAAGCACGTTAGTTCCAATAAATCGCCCGTCCTCGGATCCTTTACCTTTAGTGTTTGCCGTTGCAAATATTTGGAATCCATCGGCAGGGGTGACAAACTTTCCGATCTTCTTGAGAAAAACTCCTTTACCTTCGAGAATAGACTGTAGGCAGAGGATTTTGTTTGAGGCAAGGTCGATTTCGTCAAGTAGCAGCACGGCACCACGTTGCAGTGCTTCAGTGACTGGGCCATTGTGCCAGACGGTTTCACCATTAACAAGACGGAAACCACCAATAAGATCGTCTTCATCTGTTTCGATTGTGATGTTTACACGGATAAGTTCTCGTTTTGTTTGAGCACAGGCCTGTTCAACAGAGAACGTCTTACCATTACCCGAAAGACCCGTAATGAACGTTGGATAGAACAGACCGGACTTAATAATTTTTTTAATATCAGCGAAGTTACCAAAGCTGACGAAGGTATCATCTTTTGCGGGAATAAGGTTTTGCTCAACAGCAGGAATTGCAGTTGGTGCCTGATAGGTTTGCTCTAGTTTTTCTTGTACGGTCAAGTTCCACTTTCCACGACTAGTTTTGTAATCAGCAAGTTTATTGGTGACAGTTTGATAGTTCGCACCATTCATAGCACACCAGGCACGAATATCAGCAGCAGCAACAGACTCACCATACAATCCCTGAAGGGAAGTGCGAATAAACTCAGGTGAGAGGGACATGTGGTTTGTTTGAACTAAAGGTATTATACAGTGTTTTTCTGGTCTTTAATGTCTGTAGTAGACGGTTCATATATCGTCCTACCACCATGAGTTTTTCTGCAGGCACCTCTAGCCCATGCACTTGATAGTGATATCACTTCAGAACAAGGCCTTCCTCTTTTGCCGCAGTAAGGACAGACATCAAAAGACTCTATCATTAGATATTATGCAACGAGTGAAATAAATTCACCAAGAACTTTCTTATTTAGTTTCTTAGTCTTTAAAGACTTGAGGAAAGCAGATTTAATCTTTGCTTTAGTCGCACCATCATCGACTTCAAACTCAGAGTCTTGAGATAGTGCAGTTGCAGACAATCCAAAGTATGCATGATATCCAGATTTCTTAATACAGAAACTCTTATTCTTTCTCCAATCAAACATAATTTTATCATAATCCTTAGTTCCATAATCATAATAAAGTTTGATAAAATCGTTTGCTCCACGACTTTCTAGAACACGCATACCAATAAAGTTTACTGATGGAAACTTATCGCGCATGTTTGTCAATAAAGTTTGAGTGAAAGTGTGCCACCCATAGTCAAACTTATATGTGTTTCCGGTTTTACGATCACGGAGAAATCCATGCCCAGGATGAATTCTGCGTTGACCCATGTATTGATTATTAGGTCTGATGATCTCAACATTGTACCCAATGTCGTTTGCTTCACCATCAGTCAGAATTACACACTGAACCTTTTGTAGGTTATTCTCTTTCTGAAACTTAGGCAAGACTTCATGAAGAGAAACAAGAGCTTCATTTAAGGGGGTTCCAGAAAGACACAATCGGGGAGAGATTCCAAAAGTTGCCTGATAGTAACTATTATGATAAGTAGCAATACGCCAGATGTTCTTTATCTGGTTCTCCATTTCTTTACCATTCACTTTACTAGTAAGAATATTCATCAAAGAAAATTGATCATTAATTGCCAATGCATATTCTTTATTATCAGTGCGGTTTCCAATTTTTGCAGGTTTGATTAAATCACCATTTTGGAGATCAAATGTTGGACGTTCCCATTCATTAGTGAATGCATAGACATCAAACGGGATACCAACTTTCTTACAGAACCAAACAAGATTAAAGAGTTGCTTGCATGTATCCAGCAGAACACGACTCATAGAGCCCGACCAGTCAAGAATAAAGATTAGTCCATGATTTTTACCGTCAGCAAGAGTTGTGACTTTCCTGAATAGATCTTCATTGTATTTGTAGGTATGCAGTTTAGTTGTATCTAAAACACCGGTGCGTGATGTAGTGGCGCGGGCATAGGAGTCTGCTGCTTTCTTACACTCAAACTCTTTTACCAGATAGTTAACTTCTTTCTGTGCAGAACGTTTAAATTTAATAAACTCAGTATCAACCTCTTCAAAGATATTCAATTCCTGAAACTTACTTTGCTGATGATTAAAGTAACGATTAATCTCACAGTGGACTTCATCGTTTTGAGCAATTACTACATCAAGATTGACCTTAGGAATCTCAACATAAACATTATCAATTGCACCACTATCCACAAGAGATTCAATCTTTTCCTGTAATGAATCAGCAGTCATAACTTCAAGTTCATCATCATAATCACCTGAAGATGATGGTTGTTGATTAGTCATTTCAACATCGTCAGAATCACCAGAACCCTCAGACTCAGTAGGTTCTGTATCAGGCAATTCATTTGCTGGTTGATCAGATTCACCACCAACCTCTGGTGGCATCTCCATATCATCTATCTTTTCTTCTTTCTCATTTTTACAAAACAAATACAGTTCTTCTGCTGCTTGTAAGACTTCATCAAAAGTTTCGCAATCTTCGATCATACGAATGATTACCATTTCTTTTTCACTGAAAGTAATGTCTAAAAAATTACCGACCTTAAAGTAAAGATTTGCACGATCAGCAACATTGAGATCAGCAACATTGCTATCAGATATAGAGAAAAAGTCTTCTGCTTGTAATTCCTTGTATCCATGGTAGAAAGTTTTTGCTAGTCCTGCGTATTTGCGTTTCATCATCTTTTCAATTCTGGCATCTTCCACCACATTTACAAATTGTGGAGGAACTGCAACTTTCTCTAACCAATTCTCATCCGGTGTAAACAATGCATGTCCCACCTCATGACCCACCAGAAGGTCGTATACTGTGTCACTTGCCTTATCCCACATAGGAAGAGTCAGGACACGGGTGTGGACATTGAAGCAGGCAGTCTGAGTCTGTTTGTGCTCAACCACTAGATCCTCAGTGGCAAGAAGTTTGGCAAGTTGAGATTTGATTTCCTGTTTGACTGCCATGCGATTTCTCTTGTATGACCCTATAATACCAAACCCCCACCTTACGGCAGGGGTATTAAGTGACAGTTCTCCAATTGGTTGGTCTCGGTCAGGTTAGAATTGCTCTGCAAATACGTTTACATGTTGATTGGTCATCACTACAATCGATTAAACATTCGTAGTAATCGTTGATTTGATCGCTCTCCTCCATTGTAGTGTCTAGGGTTTGACTAAGCTTGTTAAGACTCTTAGTCCAGTCTGCTAATTGATTAAATGATACTAGATTGTGCATGATAACCTCCACGCTATATGAACATAATAAAGACTTTAGTTACATACTCTCCTTAATTCTGTTATTATTTAGTGTTGGTATGCTAACTTAATGAAGTATTAGTTACAATTAACATTTTCTAAGTGTAACGCAATTATTCTTTACAATCCAGATGCCATATGAGAAAAACCTTTTACTTTCTCAAATCTTATAACATTTTCAAACTTATCATGTAAGTCTGCTTTGTGAGATATCACAAAAATATTAGCATCTTTGATAACGAAGCGGATAATTTTCATAAACTCATCCGTACCAAAGCCATCCAATGAACTATCAAATACCTCATCCATAATCAACAGATTAGTATTGACAGAGTTCTTCATCCTTGCAACCTCTCTCCAGGTGAACAAGAGTGCTAGATCAATTCTCATCTTCTCTCCTTCACTGAAAGAAGCATAGGAAAAATCCTCATGAATTGGAGACTTAACGGTTTCGTTAAATTCTTCATCAAGCGTAAAGTTGATATAAAAATCCATCATCTGAAGATAACGATTCACCTGCTGATTAATCAGAGGAAGATACTTCTTAATGATTTTAGATTTGACTCCAGCGTCTCTTAGTAAACTATATGAAAAATCATAGTAGTTTATCGTACCCTTACGTTGAGAGAGCTCGTCGTATGTTGTTTTTAAATTATCTTTAAAAGATTCTAACTTCTCATCTTCAATATTTCTATTTGCAAGTTGGTCGGTAACTTTTTGAATTTCCGATTCCAAATCTCTGACTTGTCTTTGACATCCAGAGATTTTAGTATTGTTTTTAGAAATGCCATGTGTTAGAGAAGTAATCTCCTTGCTTAAATGTAAAAATTGACGCTCTCGCTCTTCTTCCCTATTAATTGCCTGCTCCAGTTCTTTATAACCAGATTGCAACTCTTTAGATTTATTTTGAGCGTCGGTAATTTTATTTATTCTGAAGGTCTCTTCAATGTCCTGCTCACAAGTAGGGCATACCGTATTCTCTGTAAAAAATTTATGTTCCTTAGTAATTCTTGATACTTTATTAGAAATCTTACCCTTTAAGTTTCCAAGTTTTTTAAGAGTATCTGAAGCACCAATGTGAACAGACATTACTTTTTCCAGATCATCAATCTCTTCAATGATATGAATATTGTCATTCATCAGATCATTTTCTTCATTGAGAAGTTTTTGAATATGATCCTCTTTATCTTTAATATCCTGCTTTCCCCGATTTTCAAGTTCCCCAATAAAAGTTTCTTGCATCTCAACCTTATCCATCAGAGACTCTTTCTTTAAGGTCAATACTTTTACATTATCTTTTTGCTCACGCAATTTCTCCTTAAGAAGACCATTCATTGTAGAGAAAATTTTAATATCAAGAAGATCCTCAATTACTTCTCTACGGTTGTTAGTAGACAGTTGCATGAAAGGAACAAAAGCACTACTACCCAAAATGACAATCTGAGTGAATGATTTATAATTCATTTTGATGACATTTTGTTCCAACCACTTTTGTTGATCTACGGCTGAGGCAAACTGATCCATCAGACAATTATTTTTCCAAATCTCAAATATGTTTGGTTTTATTCCACGAACAATTTTCCAATCTGTATTATTAATAGAAAAACAAACTTCTACATTACAATCTTTTTCATTTGTAGAGTTTATTAATTGAGGTTTGTTGATTTTACGAAAAGGTTTTCCGAACAAAGAAAAGGTCAAAGCGTCAAGAACTGTGGACTTACCCGCACCGTTCGTTCCAATAATTAAATTTGTATGGTGCTTGGTAAAATCAACTTCAGTATATTGATTGCCCGTAGAAAGAAAATTTTTCCAACGAACTGTCTCAAATAAAATCATGTTCTTCTTTAGGTGGAATTACAACGTCGTGTTTTGTGATAATGGTGTACTTGTAATCATGAATATCACAAGTTTTTATCATAATTTCATCTTCAACTTCAATAATGTGCATTTCAGGTGCTCCATCATCTTCTAACATCATAGCATATCTTATGGCATCATCCTCATCCTCAAAGAGATATAAGATATCATCTCCCTCATCATCTGATACGGAGTATGCACCTTCGGTTTCTTTTCCATAGATGGTTAAGATGTACATTAGATCAACTCACAGGCTTCCTGATAAACTTCTTGCATAATTTTTTTAACTACTGATTTATCAAGAGGAACTTCTGCTTCTTCAATATATCGGTTCAAGATAGAAATGGTATCTTCAGATTCTAGAGGATCAAATTCATCATCACCATACCATCCAGCAAAATCAAAATTTTCAGTGACCTTTAATTCCGCGATCCCTACAGTATAAAGTTTATCAATAAATTTTTCAAACTTTTTAATATCAGTTTTTTTCCTAACAATAACCTTTACAATCTTGTTCTCATATTCACGAGCATCAAATGTTTGATGATCAGTATCTTCGTAATAGATGTTATAGAATAACCTATATGGATTATCTACGTGAAAATGCTCAAGAGTTTCTGTATCAAAAATTGTGAATCCTCTCCGATCACCAACATCTGTCCAGAACATTTCATATGGGTTCCCCAAGTAATAGACCTGTCCATTATCCGATCTGGTGTGATAGTGACCGCTGTAGACCTTGGAGAACTTTGAATATAACTCACTCTCATGACCATGGTCCATGACGATTTGTTTATTAACTCTAAATCCGTTGAGCTCAAGGTGCCCCATCGCACACTTGCAACTTGTCTTTTTAATAAGTTGATGAGTAGTATTCTCATTTTCTTGATTAATCCACGGAATAAACAGTGTCTTCAGTCCACCAAGATTGACTTCTGTTGCTTCTGAATATACAGTTACATTTTCATACTCACGTAAAAGCAGATCTACTGCATTCACTTCGTTAGTATTTTTGTAATAGCAATCATGATTACCAGTAATTAAATGAACATCAATACTCATTTCTTGAAATCGATCAAAAATATTATTTTTTGCCCAAGATAGTGCAGAAAAATCAATACCCTTACGACTGTCGAAAGCATCTCCTAAATGAATAACTTTATTGATTCCATACTCTTCGAGTGTTGGAAAAAATATATCATTATAAAATTTTAGGAAATAATCATGAAATAACTTTGAGTTTTTTCTGGCACCATAATGAGTGTCCGTAATTATCGCAACTTTCATGTTATTAGGAATGTTGTTTCAAGTATAGCATAGCTCCTTGAAGGAGGTCAACATTATCATTAAAAAATCCCAATCCTTGATTGCATTTATTGCACAACAATCCTCTAATTTTTCCAGTTTCGTGATTGTGGTCTACTGCTAATATTCTTCCCATTTCACTTTTTTCTACTCCACAAATAGCACATCCTCTATTTTGCTGTTCGTACATTACATCATACTCTTCGCAAGTTAAATTGAAATTTGCTTTCAATCTGCGCTTTTTGTTATACAAATGTCTTTTTTCTGGATTATTTTTTGTCCATTCTTTTTCATATTTTCTTCTGCATTCTAAATTAGAACAGCATCCACTAATAGCATATCTTTGAAATCCTCCACACCTTTTGCAAGGTCTTTGTGAGATGTAATGAGTTTCTCCCCTTTCTTTTGCTATTTTTTGGGCATTATCTCTTGGCATTAATCATACGAAAATCATACGAACTATTTATAGAATTAATACCTCAACTTACTATGAACCGCATCTTTTATTGAGTTGTATTCACTGTAGTTTGATCCGTCAAGGGTGTTGTTGTCGTCAAACACCTCGCTGTAACCAGACCGTTCGATAATCTTGTTCTTGATTTCTAACTGTCTTTTCTCTCGCTGAATACGACGCAGAAAAGCATAATGAATAATCTGAGTGAAATACGCAAAGGGATTCTGGGATTTCTCTGGGTTAAAGTTATGTATATACTGAACGCAGTTCTCAATTCCGTCAGAGATCATGTCTTCTTTGAACATGTAGTTGACGAAGTTTGGTTTAAATGATAGATGGTTTGCAATCTTCAAGAAACACTCACCAATATATCTTGGAATTGGTGGTTTTGTATCCCAATGCTGGGCTCTATCTTGTTTCGTAGGTTCTCTACCGTGCTTTACTAAGAAAGTTCTTTCAACTTCACTGCGGTAACTAACAAGAGCAGCAAGCAATTCCTTATTATTCACATAATGCTCAGATCTTTTTCTTCTGGTCATACCTGGTCTTATCATAAGTTTATCTCATATTATGTATAGATTATATCATCTTAATGAGCACTTGACAAGGTGTCTAATATTGTGTACAATTACCTTTGTGAGGGTTGATAGGGATTGTATTAGCTACTCTTAAATATCTTCTCTAGAATTTCTTTAACGTCTCTTGTGTTTCCTAGATATCCCATTCTTCTATTAAGTTTGGAGTTATTCTCTGTATTACCACCACCCTTTTGTGATTGACGTACATAATTTTGATACATCATAATCATTTCAATATCAGATGATTCAGACATCGTAAGAATATTATCTATATTAATAATAAACATATCTTCAGTAGTAGTCTTTAGCCAGGGTTCTACACGATATCCCTTTGTTCCTGATTTACCTTTAACTTCAGATACAACGATTGGGTTAGATACCAATAACATTGTTCTATCATCTTCATCAGATGCAGCAACCTTAGCAAAGATTTCTTCACCTGATTTTAATTTAAGTGTACAGTAAAAATCGTCTTCAATCATACTTTTAGTTGAATAGTGATTATCTCATAGTTAAAATTTTCTTCATTATACGTCTTGATTCTTTCTATGAAATGATTAAGTGTGTAATTACGTCTTGACTTAGTGGAGCAATCATCGGAGATATCATACAAAGTTGCCTTTACTTTGTCTTTTCCTTTTCTAAGAACTCGTCCAATACTTTGAAGATTACGGACTCTTGATTTACTTGGAGAGGCAAAGATAACATTATGGAGTTTTTTAATATTGATACCTGTACTAAAAGTTCCATAAGAAGCAACAATGATAGCGTTGTTTTCTTGTTCGGTTATTTCTCGTACTTGTTCTCTTTCTTCTGCATCTACTCCACCATGTACAAAAAATACCTTACGGTCATCACCCTTGTTTTTATTTATCTCATCGTAGAGTATGGCACCATGTGCTTCAACTCTTGCAAAAAGGATAAGAGTATTTCCCTTAAGATCTAAAGCAAGATTTTTAATGAATCTATTGCGCTGTTCGTGACTGATTAAATATTGTATCTCATCCTCATATACTTCAAAGTTTTGAGGTGGGTGTTTAAGTACAAGACATTGAATATCAAGTTGTGAAAGATGTCCCTGTCTCATTAATTCGTCAGTTCTTGTTACTTTATATGATGGTCCAAACAATCCCTCTAGCACCCACTTGTGCGTCTGTGTGCCGTCTAAAGTACCGGTAAATCCAAAACGATACTTTGCATGATGAAGCTTTGTCATAATCTGAATTAAAGATTTAGACTTGAATAAATGTGCTTCATCGCCTATAATGACACCATACTCCTCAAAGAAAGATCTATCTAATTTATAGACAGATTGCCACGTTGTAATCGTTACTGGAGCTTCATTACTTTTCTCTCTACCCGAATAGATACGGTGGCAATATGAATCAGCATCCCAACCATAATCAAGAAAATCTTTATACATCTGTTCTACAAGAGATGTCGTTGGAACAACTAAGAGAATTTTTTCCCCTCTCTCAACGTAATATCTTACGAGAGAATAAATCATCAACGATTTGCCAGAAGCAGTGGGAGATATCAATAGTTTTCTATTATGCTTTAGGGCACCGTATACTCCCTCAACTTGATACTTCCTGGGAGTATGAGCACAAATGGAATGCATGTAATCCTTGACACCTTCTAACGATATACCGTCGTTCTCTTCATATGGGGTGCCATAAAACTTATTATCTTCAAACCTATAGGTGTATCCGTAGTTTTTACAGAAGGATACTATCTTATCTAACAAACCAACATAGATCTGTTTTGATCTCATATCATATAAATGAATCTCTCCGTTCCAGTTTCTACCACGATATTGTGGCATAAACTTTGCATTTGGAACCTCAAACTTAAAGTGGTCTCTAAGTTCATATTCTATATGAGGTTCTGTATTAATCTTTAAAAATACTTCGTTTGATTTAGATATAATAAGATTGGCAGTCGTATCAATCACGTAGACCCATTCATCTACAAATATTTATTACATATTCTCAAACTTGTGTTCCAATACAATTCTATAAAAATTATCTCTCATCATAATAAGATCCTCTTGCTCTTGAGCATCTCCGCCAGGCCATCTCTCCACAGCTTGGGATAAACCTGTATGGATAAGACGAATTCCTTCTATAGGTAATTCTAAGTGATAATAACCTTCTTCATCCATTATCCTAATCCAGAATTAAATCTCATAAACTCTATTGCGTTTTTGATTTGGTATGTGCGATTAGTTATTTGCTTCAGTATGCTCTCAATATAGACAAGCATCGTATCATAATAATCAATCTTTAAGCATACTGTAGAGAGTTTGTCGTCTGCATCAAGATACTTTTGCATAGTATCCTTATCTCTGATTTTTTTAGGAAATGGAGATTCAATGTATACATCAGGATCTGCTTTACCACTGAAGTACTCATATCTTTCGTGTCTTATATTTTTTCTTTGTTGTTCTGCTTTCTTTCTTAGTAGAAAGAGTGTATTATAAAGTTCAAAGTATTTTGCATGTAGAGAGGGGATATTTAGTGATTCATCATGTAGGTTGTCTCTATCAATTTTTGAATCTGTCTCCCACATCCCTTGAAGTTTGTCAAGATCGATCATAAAGGATTATTGTTCAAATCAGTGAGGTTGTATATAGTATACTTGAAAGTTGCTTCTGCTGTAAAGTAATCAATGTCTGTGTCAGTAGCATCAAACGTAATAGTAGATAAAGAAACCGGAAATAAATCCTTAAAATTTATATTAAACTTTGCTACAAGATTACTACTTAAGACTTGTAATGTTCCATCCGAATAGATGTTATCTCCATCTTCATACATTGATCCAACCGCTTCACTTTCTAAATCATCAAACTCTTTTAACGATTCTGGATATCCAAGACCACGAATCCAATTTTGAAGTTCCATATAATTAATAAGATCCTCATCAACTAAGAATCTGATATTTAAATCTCCAAATTGAATCTTATCTCCAGGAACATCAATATCTTTTAGATATGATGGTTGAGTTGCAACTCCAAGATCTAAGGATGGGATGTTTGCCTGATTACAGAAAAATGCTGCGGCAGGACTTCTTTTCAAGGAAAACTTAAACCCTGTTGGTGAAAGAAAATTTCTATTATCTAAAGGAGTTCCTGTTCTTTCTTTAGCCTTCTTTCTGGTCGCCATTACTAATACAGTTTTTTACTATTTATCCACATAATAAAAAAAGACCCCCCGAAGGAGGTCTTGAAGGTTGTGAATATGAATCACATCAAGTTCTTCACAGCCACACGTCTGTAGTAGCGGTTGCTGTTGACTCTGAGGCGACCTGCGCCAACGGTGGTTCCTTCTGCAAATGGGTTCGCGACCATGCCGTAGCGGGTCTTGAATCCGATTTTTGGTTGGAAGGTGTTCTCGCCAACTGCACGAACCATCTGAAGAGGAACGTATGGGCAATAGAACAGACCAGCGTCATAAGGTGAAGTACCCTTATAACCAACAACGTAGTACTGGTTGCCGCCTGCTCCGTTTGCAGAGGTGAGGTTTGCAGAATAAGGATCGATGTATACACGATACTTACCTTGCAGAACACCAGCGAAGGTGTTACCGGTGTCGTCAACGTTGAGGTTGGCGTTGAGTGCTGGGGTGTAGTCAAGTACACCAGCCATGGTCAGTGCGGAAGCAACATCTGCGGAACACAGAATCATGTTGCCCTTTCCTCTACGAGTGCGTTGTGCAATTGCGTTTGCATCGCGCTCGATTTGGAACAGAAGTCCTTTGAACTTCTCAACAGACCAACGACCATTGGAGTCGATGTCCAGGTCGAAGATACCAGCAGTAGCGGTGTTAGAAACAGCGCCTTGCTCAGCAACCTTATAGACGGTTCTGATGACTTCACGGTTGATCTCAGCCAGGATCTCAGAAGAGAGGATGTTGGCGAGTTCCGCTTCAGCATTCAGACCATGGATTGCCTTAAGGTCTTGTGCCAGTTCTAAAGAGTACTCTGCTTTCAGTGCTCTGGACTTAGCGGTGACGGTGACTTTCTCGATTGAGAATGCCATTTCGTTGAAGTTGTCACCAGAGGTGCCAAGATCTTCAGCGTCGTCAGTACGCATACCCTGACCAACATCATATCCCGTAGAGGATGCTGTGCCAACAGGGTTCAGTACAGCAGGGTTGCTACCTGATTGTGCGGTAGTACCCAAACCAGCGGCAACATCGGACATGCCGTTGACGAGATCGAATCCTTCGTTCTGACCTGCGAATGCGGTATCTGCTTCGTTGAACAGTGCCTCTGTACCAGACTGAGTGCTGTACTTAGAGCGCATTGCAAAGATCAGTCCGGTAGGACCAGACATTGGTTGTACGCCAGCGAGGTCATAAGCGACCAGGTTAGGCATGGAGCGTCTAATCAGTGAGATTAGAACAGGATCAAAACCAGCAACGGTTTGACCACCAGCGGAAGTATATCCGCCATTACCAACAGCGTTGGTGGGTTGCTCAGTAAGCATACCACCGCCCTCGAAGGCGGCTTGCTCTTGAGCGAATTTTTCTTGGTTTTCTAACAGGACTGCGGTTACAGCTCTACGATGGGGATCAGAGATCTTGTCGCATCCCTCATGATTGAGGAGAGGTGCCCACTTTTCCTGCAGATGCTCGGATTGGAACATTTGCTTTTTACCTTTAAAGTTTACGGGTTTGAGTTTAATATATTCAGTTTGCTAAGGTTGAACCCAGCATTTTCAGGTATGCAGCCATCTGACCTGAGTGTTGTTCACCAGGTGCTGCGTTGTCTACACCCTCAGAAAGGGTTTCGGTTTTAGCAGCTGCGGACTCTTTCTTGGAGTTAAAATACGACTCCTTAAGAGTATTCAGCTTTTCACGATATGCTTCTTCACTTTCAAACTCTACACTTTCTGCAAGTGAGGCGAGTTTCTCTTTTTGGGTCTGTGCAAGACCCTCAGATACTTGATCCAGAACGCCATCAGCAACCGACTCAGAAAGACGGGAGTTGAGTACGATATTTTTCTCGATTTGCTCGTTGAGTTTTGTCTCCATGTCATCAAGTTTTTCTACCATGCTCTCAAGAACATCATACTTTTCTTCAGGGATTTGTACATAATGCTCTTCAAAGAGACCCTTCATTCCTTTCAGGAACGATTCGGTCATTTCAGTTTTGAGTGCATGCTCAATAACAAGTGCGTTTTCAGTAAACCACTCGTCTGAAACATACTCCAAATAGGAATCAACTCGCTCTGCGAGTTCTCCTTTTGCTTCAGCAACTTCTTCATCCAGTTTCGCATTATATTGCGATTCCAGAACTTCAGTTACTTCAGCAATCTTGGACTTAAGTGCGGCTTCGAAAATTGTTCTAGCCTTCTCTTTGAATTCCTCAGAGAGATCTTCACCGCCAAGAAGTGCATTGACATCTTCTTCAATGTCAATTTCGGTCAGTTGAGGTGCCTCAGCATAAGTTGCATCGTCCTCTTCTACCTCTGTTGCTTCTTCTTCAGATACTACTTCGTCTACGATTTCTTCGCTTTCTTCAATAGTATCCTCATCATCCAGGTCCTCTTCCTCCTTCATTCCCTTCATAGGTTCAGCAGGTTTTGCACCTTTGTTGACGACATCCTTAACACCCTTAAGAGTAGAACCAGGAGTCTTCAGCTTTGCTGAATCATCGTCTGGTTTGTAATTCTCGGGAGAAGGACCCCCAAGATCTTCGTAAGGAGTGGCGATGGAAGTATCCATCCCCTCTGCTGGTTTCGCTCCGGCATTGACAGCAGTCTTGGATTGCTTTGTGCCTACTTCCATTTCTTGTAAATCTCCACGAGACATGTGAACGCTCCGATTATCCTGGATAAAATCTATATTTATTTATAAATTATAATATTTTATGTATCAGATTAGATACTATTAAGAAAGTCATTGAACAAATTCAGTTTTTGTTCGTCCAATTTTCTTTGAACTGTGAGTTTATTGATAGAAATTCTAGTCTCTTCTGCCTTTCTTTCACGCAGAAGACTTCCTTCCCATACCCAGTCTTTACCTTCCATAATGCCTTCAACAAAAGCATCAGGTGCAGAAGGATCAGCAACAATATCAGCAGCAGTTGCTAACATAAAATCGTCACCGACAATGTTAACACCCTCACGGGTCTGCTTTAATGAACCAATACCACGAGATGAAACACCAAGTTTTACACCTTCTTCAATAAGTGAAGATGCAATTTTACCCATAGGGGTACTCAAGATTTTTGCTTTACCAATAAAGTTTGATCCGCTTTCTCTTAAAGAAACAATCTTATGAGATACACGATCTAAATTAACTGTTGGTCCATCGGGGTGTCCAAGTTCGCCAAGTGCTCTACCTGACTGAACATGATTTTCATTATATCTACCAACTTCACGGCGAAGTGTTTCCATAGGATACATACGACCATTACGGTTCTTGATGTTTCCTTGAAGGAATACTCCCTCAATATACATTGACTTCTTGCCGTTCTTTTGTTCGACAATAAATTCTACTGACTCAACTTCTTCTCTAATCAGTTTCATCCGTTTGCACCCTTACTTGTTGTTACTTGTTGATAATGAAGTGTTCCAGATCCAGTTCCTAGTGCGGCAACCATAAAGGAACCTCTGAGTTCTGCAAAATTAGTAGAAATTAAAGAGGTATGAGCATATCCAACACCATAATCATTATTCACAGTAATTCTTGTATTATAAAATCCATTAATACCGGCAGTGTTATCAACTGAAGCAACAATCTTATGAGTAAAATTCCAATAATCTTGATTTGCTACAGTCAACGTAACGGCATCTCCTGCTTGGAATGGAGAACCAGTTCCTTCAGGAAAATCAATAACAGTTGTTGTTCCTGTTGTAGAAAGTCCAACAACTTTTTGATTTCTACAAGCACCTAAAGTAATAACTTCTTCTTCGCCAATTGCAACATAATAATTTTGTACTGTTGCTGTTGGAAAAGTACCAATGGCAACATGTACTCCAGCACCAACTGCAACAACCCTCAAAGCATCTGTTTTGTGAAGTGTTGTATCAAGACCTCTACTAGAAGATGATCCATTTATAGGAAGTGCTGAATTAATACCAACAGGGTTATGCGCCATTATCCTTAAAGTTCATTTAACAGTTATTTATAATCACTCTTCGTCAGGAGTGATTTCCTCTTCTACATCATCTATAGATTCTTCAGTATCAAACATTGAATCTGATACCGAAGGACGGTATGCATCAATTTTTTCTGCAGATTTTGCAAATAGAAGTTCTTTAATTTTGTCACTGACTTGAGAGGGTGACTCATCAGTTGTGATCATATCTAAAAGGTCATCCATTTAAGTATATTATATACGACTAATGAGTATTTATATCTCACCACCTTTAGGCATTTCTGGTGCCTCAGTTGGTGAACCATCAATCTCTGGTTCCATTTGAGTTTTTCCTAAATCACCACCTGCAGCATCCTCAGGTGCAAAAGGTAATCCAGTTGAAGGATCAATCGTTGCAGGATCAGGAATTACACCATCTTTAATTTCCTTATCAATAAGTTTATCTTGTTCAATAATATCCATATCAGTTTGACGTAAAATCTTACGTCTTACATAATCTTGTGAATAATATTTACCAACATATGGTTCTGCAGTTGCAACAAGAGCAAGTCTCTCGTTCATTAATTCTGCTTCTTTCAGTTCAGAGAAGTGGTTGTCATAGAGGAAGTCATACTGAATATGCTCACTCATTGACTCCCAATCTTCAGGAGTAATAATATTCTTCAAGATCAATTGAGTCTTCAGCATGTCATTAAACATGTTAGAAAATCTCTTTCTCAAACGACCAACAAACTTAGTAAATTTGAGTTCGTCTCTTAAGATCTCAGAAGATCTCCCCAAGTTAAACCCACCTTCTCCATCCATTCGTGATGGAGGGACGTTAAGTGAACGGTAGAGTTTCTTTTTAAAATACTCAATATCAGTGATTTCACCCAAGTTTTGTCCGCCAGGGAGAGTGGTGATTTCAGTTCCTCTTCCACCTTCACGCCTGGGAAGCCAGAAGTCCTCAAGCATTGCCATGTACTTTTTGTCATCACGGATTTCTCCTGTATCAGCATTGTATACTAATTTGTTACGATAGCGCATCATAACATCACGAAGATATTGTTCTGCCTTTTGCTTGGGAAGATTACCAACATCAATGTAGAAAATTCTACGTTCCGGTGCTCTTGATAATCTGTAGATAACAAGACTATCCTCAATCATTCTTAGTTGATTAAGTGATTTAATTGCTTTATGTAGATATGAAAGAGTTGACCCTTTGTTACGGTCTACAAGACCAGATGTGCAATATGTAATTGAATCTTTTGCAATTTTAATTCCATTGCTTCCACTAGATGATGATGGATTGCTAATTGGATATTGTGATTTTGGATTGTAAATAAAATATTCTTCAATCTCTGGAAAATTATAATCCATAGGATTATCATTTCTAAGAGTTACTAATTGATTATTTCTACCATCGTTTGGTTTTTTCTTTTCTTGTCTAATATAACGCATTTTCATTGCGTCAATATAACGCAACTCCTGAATACCAGCGGATGGATCTTTCAGGTCAATAATTTTGTGATAGTAAATACGACCATCAATGTACCAGTTACGATATATTTCGTGTGCTTTCTTATCAAAATCTAACAGATCAAGAATATATTTAAACTCTTTACGGATTATATTTTTAATGCCATCACTGGCACTGAGGTTTGATAACTCAATTTCTACAGGACTATCATTACTATCAGAGACAATTGCCTCATTAACAATATCTTCAATAGCACTATCACATTCAGGGTGAAGTGACATCTCACGATATCTTTTAATTAGATCAAATTCAGTCCTGAATACACCTTCAATATCTACATAAGAACCAAAAAAACCACTACTCGCATAGTGGTCAGCCCCGTCCTCATTGTTAGGAGGAACGGGGGAGACCGCTGAAGGAGATAGTGGTTCTGTGTCCTCAATAGAGAACCCAAATAACTTGGACATGATTTATGTTTTAAACTTTCCTGTGACTATTTATTAGCCATTAACTGGAGGTGCTGCGGAAGCACTAACTCCAGGTGCCAGGATATTGATAGATTGTACTTGGAATTCTACGGTAAATTCCTCAATCGTATCAGAACTATCATATGAAACATCAATTTGTGAAACGTTTGTTGGGAAAATATCAACAAACTCATACTGTGCCAGAACAGAATTTGCAGTGCCGTCATTGTTCTTGCTTGATGCAGTAGAACCACGACCCAGTTGATAAACAACTGCGTTAGTCATATAAGAACCTGGACTCGTAGCTCCAAGGTTATTATCTAACTTAGCAATTTGCTCAGTCCACTCTTCCATCGCTCTTCTTAAGTTGAACGATTCGTCATTAATAATCGTGACTGTCCAGGTATCAATGGTTCTATCACCAGCAACTTTAAAGGTTCTACCTCTAAATGGAACATCGATTGCAGCGATATTCTGTGCAGGCAGTGCTGCTGCCTTACACATAAATTTAAAATCGTCTGCTGCCCAGGTTCCAGTAAATGCTTCTGGAAGTGTTGCCAACTCAACTTCAAATAGATTGGGGCGAGCGCCCCCGCCAATCAGTTTAGATTTAAAGGTAGAGATTGATGTATTGGGTCTAGTACCCGTTCTCTTGTTGTCCGCCATTAGTGTATCCTCCTAGTGTTATTTAGATAATGTTATTAAACTCTACCAGCTACTTCTTCAAAACTGACCCCGGTACGGGTAGCAACGAAGGAGAGTGTGATGAAGTTAATAGACTTCGCTGGTTTCAGGAAGATATCTGCCCTGAACTCATTATTATCAATAACATCAGGTGTGTTGTTCGATGTATCACAAACAACCAGGAATCCAAAGAGACCTCTCTTTGCCTGAACATCGCGGAGATAAGGTTCGACAATGTTTCTAAAGTTTGCTCTCGTCAACTCATCGTTGAGTTCAAAGAGTTGTGCTTCTGCTGCTCTTTCAAGTGCTTGCTCAACCGTCAGGAACAAACGGCGAACATTAATTCTGTCGAATGCAGATGAATAAGATAATGCAGTCTTATCACCAAAGAGTAGAGTTCCAACGCCAGGTTTCGTAATAACAGAATTGACTCTCAAAGGATACAACTTATCTCTTTGTGCCTTGGTTGGGTTGTATGCAAGTTTGATTGCGTTGTTGATAACACCACGCTGCTCACCTGCGGGCGAGAACCATGGATATGCCTCAAGTGCAGTTCTTGCCATCAATCCAGCAACATCAGAATTCGTTGGGATATAACGGAATTTGTTATTGAAACGATCATAAGTGAACTTATAACCAGTATCAAATGTTGCATAAGATGAAGAATTTAGAACTGAGTAATACTGAACCAAATTATCAGTCTGAGTTGTGGTGTTAGTTACATTAACCACGTTTGCTCTATGTGGTCCAATGACTGCCATACAATCCTTTCTTCCTTCTGCAAGGGAGATTAGATAGTTTGCTTTTGCTTGAGACTCTTGCTCATTAGTTAATCCAGGACCCATGATTAAGTAGTCAACTTCAATCTCATCTTTGTTCTCAAAGAGTTGATATGAATTTTGCAGGTTGCCCAGTGAAGTGGACATACCGCCGTTGTCTCCTGTAGCAGGAATTCCACCAGAGTAGTCTTTACCACCGCCAAGGGTATAAGATACGTTGCCAAGAGCACTAAACGTTATATCTTGTGCAGTTTGTCCCCAAAGACCACCACCTGTGCTTACAGGAGTGAAGGATGATGCCTTTGTTCCCGAAACAGAGGTGAAACCAACTGCTCTAGGTACAGTGCCATGATAAGTGTCTGCTGCGTTAGAAGGATTACCAGCAGCGAACAGATTTGCTGAGAAATCTGCTAGATAATCTTGATAGTATACCTTCTGTGGTGCATTGACATTGGAAACAGCATCAATTGCCTTGGAAAGACTGATGTGCTTCTCAAGAATGTTACCTTGAATTCCACTAATCGTTCCTTCATCGTCAACAACAACGATGTGCATCGCATCACCATAACCATTTCTAGAAGTAGAATAGTTGTTAGCGATTGGTTTTGGTGCTAAAGTCTTCCAGAAAACAGTGCTATTAGTCAAACTCAGTTGTTGCTGATCATACCAGTCAGCAACTGTGCTTGCTGTTACATTGTATCCAAGACCAGTGCTGTTAATACCGGAAGAATTGACAAAGTGTAGTGCTTCTCCAGCAACAAATGCAGCTCCAGCGTTTGATTCTGCGTAAGTAATTCTGGTCTCTGTTGCTCCACCACCGACAGTTTCTACACGAGAAACCACCTTAACATCAAGTGTACTTGCCCCACCGCTAGCATCAGTGTTGATGCCGGTAATAATACCCTTCAGGTATCCCACAAAAGCAGTAGTAGTTCCAAGTCCAGCAATTGTAGTGCTGATTGGACTGGTAACACCAAAACCAATAGTAGCACCTGAAAAATCTGGTGCAGTGGTTGCAACACCAACTCTTTGGTCTGCAAGATCATCAATCGTGCAAACTTTTAAACCATTTGCCCAAGAACCTGGGTTCTTTGCAGCATAGTTGTAGTTTGTTGCTTCGTCGTAGTTGTTAATATAATCGTCGTAGTTCTTAATCTTAAGAGTTGTAGTGCTGCCAATTCCAACACCAGCATTTGCGTTCTTAAGGTTAGCACCATCCGTTCTAACTACCTTCAGAACTCCACCATACGAGAGATAAGATGAAGCACTCATCCAATACTCATATTGCGAATCCGTTGAAAGTGGCTTACCGAAAACTCCGATAAGGTCTTGTTCAGTAGTTACATCAATAGGATCATCTACAGGTCCAATAGGGAAGGGTCCGGCAATAGCACCAATGTTATCCAGTACATTACTAGCTCTCCCTACTGTTAAGTCAACCTCCCTGACTAATACACCGGGAGATAGTTGAGGAGTCGCCATGTTTTGTTTCTCCGTTAATCTCAGTTTGTCTAAGAATATTTATTAAAAGGAGTGTTTTCACAGGGGAATCACGACGTGAACTACCAATCAGGATATTCCCATTTATCTGATGTCTTTTTTACTCTTTTTTTACAACACTCTTTACATTCATATGAGTATGATGAAGCAACAGCACCTCTATCTTTTCTCGTTCGATAAAACTGATCAACTAAATTTTTAATTTCTCCACATATCCTACATTTACGATCTTGTAGAAGTAAGTGCCCTAATTTAATCTGACCGTCTAGATCCATCAGTTACTTCTCCAATAATCCATGATCGCATACCAAATGGTGTGTCAGCAATCAAAGTTTGAGTTAGTGTTGCTACTTCTTGTGGCACAACCAAACAGAATCCAATACCACAGTTGAACACATTACGCATCTCCTCTTCGGCAATCTCTCCTGCCTCCTGGATCTTGTTAAAGAGTTCTGGTCTCTCCCAAGCATCATAGTCAACATTAACTGTAAGACCTGCTGGAAGGCATCGTGGGAGGTTCTCAGGAAGTCCTCCGCCAGTAATATGTGCCATGCCTAGGATAGGAACTTCGTCTAACAGGTGCTGGATTAGACGGGCATAGATGGTTGTTGGAACCAGCAGCTCAGGCATCTCCTTATAGTAAATGTAATTTCTGTTAAGCAAATAGTTAACAAGAGTATATCCATTACTATGAAGACCACTACTCTCAATACCAATGACTACATCACCAGGTCTGATGTTACTACCGTCAACAATATCAAACTTCTCTACAACACCAGTGCAGAAACCAGCAAGGTCATAGTCAGTTGCTCTAAAATGCTCTGCTGTTTCTCCTCCTAACAATTCCATTCCTGCCATCACACAACCAATGTTAACTCCATACACAATGTCACTAACATTAGCATCAAGTGATTTGGTAGAGATGTAGTCTAGAAAATATAATGGTTTAGCACCAGAACATATAACGTCATTGACGCACATAGCAACAAGATCCTGACCAATAGTGGTGTAATCATCAGCAATCCTACAAATGTTAATTTTAGTTCCGACACCATCGGCACCAGATACTAATACAGGTTTCTCATATTCTGATGGCACTTCCATCATTCCACTGAACCCACCAATACTAGGTGCCAGTGCTTTGATATACTCTACAAAGGATCGACCCTTGATAATGTCAACACCAGAAGTCTTATAGTCCATTAATAAATTTCTCCTTTCGCAATTTGTTCACGACGTTTTAGTTTCCATACGATGTAATCCATTGTTGGGACACACATAGGATTCCAACCAACAAAGGT